AACGGTTACTGGTAGAATTGGTGCGTTGACAGACCTTGACGGTCAGCCTGAGTCGTAAAATGACAAGTGCCCAGGCGGATAAACCGCCTGGGCACTTTGTCTGCGCACTTGCCGCACTTGCCGCTATTTCAATTGCCCGCGCTGGCGGGACGCTCCCGCGAGCGTGCGAGCTAGGTTAATCATGCAGGAACGCGGTTCCCGCAGCGTAGACGCTGTACTCGTCCGACCACTTGAAGTCGAACTCCTCTTCCTGGCCGTCGCCGTTGGCGATGTAGACGTGTGCATCCAAGCACAGGTAGCCAGACTCGTCTCCGATCACAAGCGCGTCCGACAACTGGGCGTTGCTCGTGTCGTTTCCCGAACTGGCAACGTAACAATCCTCGTCCAAACAAGCCCACCCATCGCTCGACACGTAGATCAAGTCATTCAACATGCCCTCGTGAGCGCCCGTGCGGTCCCCGATCTTCGCGGAGTCGTCAATCACCAAGTCGCCGTCGTCATTGATCCGACTGAACACCGACTTGAAGCGTGACGACACGTTCCGACCGCGATCGCGCGAATCCACCACAATGGTCTTGTTGATGTCGATGGTTAGCTGGCCCTCCAACTGGCCCGGCACCCACGGGTCCATCGGCTCCACCGTGTAGGTCCGCAGGTTGAGGTACGGTTTCGGTGACGCATTCAACTCCGCATAGACGCTCGGGTTGATGATCTGCTGTGCATTGAAACCGACATCCGTAGGCGTCCGGTCCCCAATGTCACTTTGCGGCCGGAAGACCACGTTCGGCCCGCCAACCCACACCACGTCACCCGACTGAATCTCCGACGTGTCGCCAATCGGCAACTCGCCCGTGGCCCCCATGCCGATGCCGCCGCCGCCAGCGTCATTGCTGTCGTAGTCGGAAGCAGGCGGCCATGTCGCTGTTCTCGGCAACGCACTCGGCCAGAAATAGATGTACTGTGCCATCTCGCCCGCACGTACCGGCACGAGACATTGGAAGTCCACCGTGTTGTCTTCCGAGTTGTAGTTCGCCTGCTCCACAGTCGCTTTCACCGCTCCGGCGGCCACGTAGCCTCCGGCAAAGTTCAAGTTGACCGTATCGAACGTCTCCAAGTTCAGCTTTTGGAGAAAGGTCTTGAACTTGACCCGCTTCCAAGTGTTCGACTTGCGAATCAGCCAGAACGTGGCGCACTTGAAAACAATGTCCGGCTGGTTGTAGATGTACCAGTCGTACTCTTCCTCCTGCGTGCCGTACCGAGTGACGTTGTGACGCAGGATCATCGTCTTCTCGGACTTGTCCTTGTCCCGGTCGGTGCTCCCCGGTGCCCAACTCAGCCGCCACTGCACCTTCATCTTCGTGATAAGGTCTTCGGTGCTGGTCAACTCGACTTCCACCCCAGCATCGGCATCCAGGTCCGAGACGGTGATGGTGTCGTTCGCGTCCGGCTCCTCCGGCAGGTACTTGATGTAGAACACACCGTTGCTGATCCAGAGGGCACAGCGGGCCTGGAAGGCGATCTCTTGCAAGACTTCCAGGGTGTTCTTGCGGTCCAGGATCGGGAAGTTGACCGGGAATTGCAGCAGCTTCGTCTGAACATGGTCGAAGCTGGCGTCGTCCCAGGTCAGGTCCGTGTAGTTGGTTATCAGGTACTTGAGCACGTCGATCATGTCCGGGCCGACCGACGACTGGAACGTGACATAGATGTCGTCGCTCCACCCGCCACTGCCATTGGTCGCCGTCTGGTCCGTGATGGTGCTCAGCGGCTTGTTGAACACGAGTTGGACGGCCGTGACCGACCCGTACACCTTCGTCTCGACCCGATACAAGTTGTTGGGCACGTCAATCAGACGCCGTTCGCCCGTGAACTGTTTATACGCCTTCACCGCCAGGACCGTGCCCGGCACGATGCTCACGATGTAGGTCAGCGGCTCGTCACTGTGCATACGCACTGTAGCCCCGGCCTCGGCCCAGAACTGCTGCAAGATCGGATTGTCCGACTTCTTGTTGGCGCTGCCAACCCCGGTCGAGATGATCCAACCGTGTTGCCGGCACCGGCAAGTATTGAAATCCGCCCACATGCAGTCGCACGACACGTCGATCTTGTAGTCGTAGCTCTGCGCACTACCCTGGTTCCCGTAGTCGTAGGGGCACTCGTCGGTCTGCTCGTCGTTGGCGTTGCTGGCTTGCTCCGCAAGGTCTTCGCTGTACCGCTGTGTGACGAAGAAGTCCTGCCCGTGGAAGTGACCCCAGAACCACGCCCCGTTGATGTCGATGATGACGGGCGTGTCCTGCGGGAAGTCTTCGCCGCCCAGCACCTTGATCGGATTCGCCCCGAGGCCGTGCGAGTTGGCGGCGGCCAGTTGCCGCGACCGTTGCCACGTTGCGCACATGGCACGCGCATTCGCCTGGGCGACCATCGACGCCCGCTGCGAATACAGGTCATTGATCTGGTCCAGGTAGTCGCTCGCCTTCGCCCCGTCTCCTGACGCGCTGGCGCACGCGCGAGCACACCACAGCACGTTGATCTGCGCTGTGATGTTCGCCAAGCTGGCCCCAAGGCTGCTGTCTACGTCAGTCCCGTTGTTATAGAGCGGGAAGCCGGAGTAATACTCCTGCCCCGCAATAATGCCCACACCCGTGAGCGTTGTTCCCTGGACCGCGTGATTGACTTGCAGTGCCGGGCAGTCCTGGACCGTCCCGAAGATCATGGGCCACGGCGTGCCAACCAACTCGGCCGGCAAGTATGGAAACTGGCCCTCTTCTGCGCTGAACCCAACCTCACGGTCTTCCAGTTGCGAGATCACCGTGAACTTCACAGTGCGGTCGCGCTCATTCCACAGGATCGGAGAACTGACCTTGCCCGCGAAGAGCAAGAACTTGTCCGCCAGATCAAGCCCGTGGAAATACTGGTAGACGCGAACGTCTCGCTTATGAATATCGTGACTGTCGAAGATGGCCTTGATGGTGCCGTCCGTATCATCGAGAGTCACGCTAAGGGACTGGGAGGAACTGTTTTCCGAAACATTGACGACATTATCCATGTCGCCGACTTCGATGATCCTCCCAGGGATGTCACTCACGTCGCGGTCGGCATACGAGCGGGTCCGCCCGTCAACCCAATCGACCTCAATGATGGTGATGGGTTCGTTACCATGCCGAGCCGCCAGTTTCGCCAAGCCGGCTGCTGAGATGGTACGCATTATTGTTCAACTCCCTCGAACTCGACTTCGATGTTGACCCATTCGCCACGAGGCAAAGGCGCGATGGCCGGAGCCGCACGCGCACTGCCCTCGAACTCGAAGGGGTTGCTGGTGAAATTGCCAACCCACACACGCTCATTGTGGTCGGTCACTCGGACACTCGACGCAAAGTACGACCGCAGGAACTCCCGCATTTCCAGCGCCTTGTTCCTCGTCAACCGAAACGTCCACCGCATCTTGCGGCGGCCGTTTCGACGCTTGACGTAGGTGTAACGGGTTCCATCCATCGCCAGCTTCCGCGTGACCGTATCCAGCGAACCTTCCTGGTCGCTGAACTGCGGGTTCGGCAACAGCGATGTCGTCTGAATGGCCGGATAGGGTGCCTCGAAGATGAACATGGCTTATGGCTCCCAGGTCGCGGGTTCACACTCAAACTCGAAACTGATCGTGAAGATTTCCTTGCCGTCCTGAACAGTCGGCTCCTCGGGGTTCATAATGACTCCCTTCCAGTAGAACCCTTCCCAGTCCACGAAGCCCACTTCCATGCCCAGGTGGTCGTTCACGAAGGTCAGGTAATCCTGGACCTGCGTGCGGCTCAAACCTCGGAAGGTCAGAACCAACGTCTCCAACTTCGGCCACATCGGATCAGCATAGACGATCAGCGTCCCGCCCCTCGTCTCCCGGCTAATCCGGTTCATCTGAAGCCGATCCTTGTTGCCGAACTCCGGGCTTCGCAGCGTAAGGAAGTCGGTCGGATGGCTGACTGGGTAGCACAGCCTTGTCGTGCCCGTGGCGTTTGGTACTGGGCAGCTTGCAGGTGGCGGGGTCGGACTGTCTGGCGCACCGTCTCCGATGAACGGGGTGTACCGTTGCAGCACGCTCGCCTGGACAAGCCAGAAACCAACCGACTGGCCCAGGGTCAGCGTGTCTACGACCGGCATGGTTGCCCGGTCAATGGACACCACCGCCACGTCGGTCAAGGACAGCGTACTCGCTGCCGGCCGGACCAACTCCACGTAGGCCACGTCCGACAGCACAAGGACGTGCGCGGCGTGTTGTGCATCCCGAACAACCGGGAACTGTTCGCACGTTGCCAACTGAGTCAGCGCCAACGTGTCCGACGCGCTGCCGTCGATGGCATCCTCGTGGATCACCACGGCCAGGGCCGTGTCCCACACCGCCAACGTATCGGAGACGGGCTTCGGGGCGAAGGGAACCAATGCCGCATCGGCCCGGTCCTGCAAGCCAACATAGTATTCCGTGGCCTGCCCGGTCACAGGGTCAACGTCAAAGTGGACTTCCTGCAACAGGTCGGACGCCGCACCAATCTCAATGCCGGAGCGGCAACTGTCCGAAAGGCGTAGCCGGTCAGTCGCATCGCGGCTTCTCACAAACCCGGCGATAGCCGTGTGTGACAAGTCAAGCAAGTCGTCCTGAGCACCGACGTGGTTGGTCGAGACTTCCGCCGCATCCGTCAATTCCAACGTATCCGTTGCCACGCGCGTGCGGTGCGCCTCGGCCGTGTGCGTCACAACAATCGTGTCGGACGCCGTGCGGATGATGTCCGCCGTCGCCACGTCGGTCAACGCGATGGTGGACGACGACTGCGGCAACCGGATTCGCCCGACGACCGCCGAATGCGTCAGGGCCAGCGTGTCAATCACGCGGCGGCCGTAGACCCACTCCGTCACAATGTCTTCCGTCAAGTTGAGGCTGTCCGCCGCCGGGCGGATCATCTCAAACTCAGCCACGTCCGTCAGTTCCAGCGTATCGACCGCTGGGCGGCACAGATGCACTACCGCACTGTGCCCGACCGTCAACGTGTCCTGCGCCGCACACATGATCGGCACGACGAGGATCACGTCCGCCGCATCAGTCAAGTCGAACGAGTCACGACCCTGGACCGCAGCGGTGGCCGCAAGGACGATCAGGTCGTCCAGTGCCAGGGTGTCGGCAACTTGGCAATCGCGGACGACAAGTACCGTCGCCGTGTGCGTCACCGTGAGCGTGTCCGCCACAGGCTTGATTGCATCGACGGTCGCTGCATGTGTCAGGGTCAGGGTGTCACTGACAAACTTCAAGGCATCGCCGACACCCTCGTCCGACAACGCCAAGCTGTCAGCCGCGCTGACCGTGTAAATCTTCCCGCCCGTCGCGCCGTCGCTCAGGCCCAGCACATCCGACGTGGCACGCGACCACTCGGCCGTCACGCCAGCGGCGTGCGTCAACACAAGATTGTCTTCCCCGAGAACGCAAATATCCGCCAGCGACCCGTCGTGACTCAGCGTAAGGGTGTCGGCCGCGCTGACAGAGATGACCCCTATTGGGTCTGCCAAGACTTCAATGACGCACTGCTGAACCCGAAGATTGCCGCCTTCCGGGGCACCGCCCACGATCTCGACGCACTCTTGTGCAACGCGAGCCGTCGTGGTGCGGCCGACAAGGGCAGCGACCGACTGTTGCGTAACACGGCACCCGTCCGCAGGCGGATTGCCCAACACGGCGATGGATTGACGGCTGACTTGAGCATCCGGCATGGCCGACAAAATCTCAACGTACTGTCGGCTGACGCGCGCTTTCGAGTCGCCCGTCCCCAGCACTTCCACGTACTGCCGGGTGACACGCACCTTCCCGTCGCCGGTGCCCAGTACGTCGGCATATTGTCGTGTTACGCGGAGTGCCATATTAGCCCACCTTTATGCCAAACTGGGTTGAATCGAAGTTTGCTGGCGTCCAGGCCGCACCTTCCGTGTCACTCTCCATGACGCGCACATGCGTTACATAGCTCGTCCCGGCAACAGCGTTCGCCGCTCCTTCCGAGGCTGTTGCACGCTCGGCACGCTGAATCAGCGTGAAGTCCGTGGCGTCCGTCTTTCGGCAGTCCACGCTAAGGGCCACGCCGCGAAGTTCCGTGAAAGTCGATGAACTGACATCGGAGTATTCACACTGGTCCAGGTGGCCGCTCGTACTCGATTCCACGTAGTCCGTGTCATCGTTGCACACCGCCTCGTCCAGCATGGCGTAGTGGTCCGCCCCACTTTGCGGCGTCCAATCCTTCTTACCGTCCACGTCCGACGCAGGCCGGGAAGTCACCACCTTGACCGGGCCAAGAACGTCCGTGTATCGTCCGGCGGCCGTATCGCAGACGTAGAAGTCGTCAACGTGGTAGTCCGTGTTATTCGCGTGTGACAGCCGTACAATGTTGTAGTAGTCGTGCGTCTGCGTCGGCCGTTTCGTGCAGACACCACTAAGGGCCAGCTTCGAGACACCGTTGACACGCACGTCTACCGTGCCGTCCGACGCATGGCAGTACACCTTCAACTCAATGAAGTACCACTGGTTGCGACGGAGGGCCAAACCCGAAGTGCTGCCGAGAAGAACGCCGGTTGAATTGTCCCAACGCCAGACCGCCAACTCACCCGTCTGCACGTTCAGCACCACGCTGACACACGCTACACCGTCGTCGTAGAACGACAACACAGGCGACTGTGTTCCCGCACCCGTTACCAACTTGAAGCCGACCCCGGCAATCAAGGTGGGATTCGTCGTGAGTGCGGGCGTCATAATGTACGTCGCTATGCCAAGCGACCTACCGTTGCCGGGGACGCGAGGATTCTCAATGCGGTTGCCCGTGCCGCCGGTCGCGTACTTGCGGCCGTAGATGCCTGTGGGAGACGCATAGTTACCCACCGTCGTGCCGTAGCTGTCGAAGCCGTCAATCCACAGGAGTGCCATTGTGATACCTCGCTAAGCCAGCTTCACACCAAACTGTGTGTCGTCAAGATTGTCTTTCGTCCAGGCATTGCCGTCCGGGTCCGTCGCCATCAAACGGGTCGCCGTCTGGTAGGCCGACCCGCCGACTGTCTCGGCGGTGCCGTCCGACTGTGACACCAACTTCGCGGGCGTGTAAAGAGTGAACACTTCGGAGTCGGTCGCCATGAACTCCGTGCAGAGGTTGACGCCGTGGATCGTCCCGATATTGGCGGGTGCATCCTCGTACTCGAAAAGGTCCATGCTGCCCGCCACGTCGGTTTCGATGTAGTCCGTGTTATCGTTGGCAACCGCTTCATCCACCATTGCATAGTGGTCAGAACCCGATTGAAGCGTCCAACTTGCCCCGGCGACATCCGCAACCGGCCGCAGCGTGACGGCCTTCACCGGCCCGAGAAAATCATTGGCCGCCGCCCCAGAGCCGTCGCAGATGTAGAAGTCGTCATACCACGGTGCGTAGTTCGAGCCGAATGGATTGACACCGAAGCGATTGTAGGACGTGACCCCGTTCCCCAACGTGTTGACGTTCGTGAGCGTTAGCCTTGTCTTCCCGTTGACGCGAACCTCAACCGTGCCCTCGGTCGCGTGGCACCGCACTTTTAGCTCAATGTAATTCCAACGGTGCAAGGCAACGCGCGCGCCGGTTGTTCGGCCCAGCACCACGTCGGTCGATTCATCACGCCACACGCTCAACTCGCCGGCAACCGACTCGAAGTAGATGTAGAGTCCACGGGTGCCGCCGCTGTTGAAACCGAGCAACATCGCCGAGACACCCGAGATCACGTCGCCGTTGCCCTGGCGGTAAGCAAATCCCGCGACAATCGTGTCGCCGGACACCGGCAGAATAGGCGTCATCCAGACGTGGCTGTAGTCACCACCGAAGCCACGTCCGTTGTTCGGGATTCGCGGCACCGTGACGCGGCCAGCGCTTCTTCCAGGAAGCGGATACCGCCGCTCCCAGCAGCCGGCCGGCACTTGCGTGGAAATCGCGGTGCCGTAGTTGTCAAAGCTGTCGAAGAAGAGCAGTGCCATTGTCTCACTCCTAACCAACCTTGACCCCGAATTGATACCCGTTCAACGCTGCCGCCGTCCACGCTGCACCGCCGGGTTGCCGCTCCATGAGATTCGGCAACTCGGCGTAGTCGATGCTGGCCGTGACCGCCTCACCATCCGACTCCACGCCGCCAGTCTTTCGCAGCGGGGTGATGTCCACACACAGGGCGTCGGTCGCGCGTGCCAGCGTCAACATCTGGACCGCGTGGATCGTGCCCGTTACCGACGTGTCTGCGTAGTTCCACAACTCCTTCGCACCGGCGACAGCACTCTCCACGTAGGTCACGTCGTCGTCTGCTCCCGGCGAGTCGTCCACGAAGGTGTAATGGCTCTCGACCCCGCTTCCATCCCACTCGGCGGCATCACCTGCCGCGCTGGGAAAGCTAGTCGTTATCCGCACGGGGCCGAGGAAATTGTTGTTGTTGGCTCCGGTGTCGTCGCACACGTAGAGGTTGTCGTAAGCGAATCCACGCCCAAACGACACGGCGCAGTAGTAGTTGTACGTGGCGTGGTTCCGTGTATCCCCGGTGAACGTGTAGACCGTCCGGCCGCCGTGCCGTATTTCAACCGTCCCGGCAGCGTCATCACAGTACACCTTCACTTCAATCCAGTGCCAACGACCCGACGCAAACGCACCGTTAGTGCTCGTCGTTCCCAGCAGCGTACCGCCGCGATAGACACGCAACTCGCGTGTCGTGGCGTACCAGTTGATGACGATGCCTGCCGTTGCCGAAGCGTCAGGATGCCGCAAGCTGAAAACGTCGTTTGTCGAGCCGGCAAGCACCCGGAAATGCAAGCCCACGATCAACGTGCGAGCCGTCGTCAGGTTGGGTGTGGCGAAATAGTTGTAAGTGCCCGACAACTCCACGGCGGACGCACTTCCCACACCCGTTGCGCGGGGGTAGGCATTCGTGCCGACCGTCGCCCCCGTGTGGCCGTAGCGGCGCGCCAGGTAATTGTTCAGGTAGGTCGGGCCGCCGCCCTCGAAACCGTCCATCCACAAGAGCGCCATGTTCCACCCCGCTTATCCAAGGAGTACGCCAAACTGGGCCAGATTCACGTTGTCAATCGTCCACCCGGCCCCGCTCGGGTCGGCCGCCATGACGCGAGTGGCCGTGACGAACGTGTCACTCGCAATCGTCCTTGCCGCACCGTCGCTCTGCGTCCCGGAAAGACTGCACGGTTGGTAGAGGTTGTAGTCCGTCGATTGTGTCCGGCGAGCCTCCGTATTGATCTGGACGCCCACGATTTCCCCGTCCATGTCCGAGGCGCTAATGTCGCCGTAGGCGTACAGATCAAGGTTTCCGGCCCCGGCCGTGGCAACATACGTCGAAGCGTCGTCGGCTGCGGCTTCGTCAACGCAGTCGTAATTGGCCGCCGCCCCATTCGGCGTCCACTGTGTCGTGGCCCCGGCACCGTTCGGGAAGATCGTCACAACTTGCTTGACCCCGAGAAAATCGTTCGCCCCGGCCGCGCCGTCCAGGCAATAGAGATCGTCGAAGGACGGATTCTCGCCCCACACGTCCTGGATGCGAAACGTCGTGTGATAGGACGTGGCCCCTTGGCGAGTGTCGCCGCTGTAGGAAAGCACGGGTGTCTCGTCCACACGCACACTGACACTGCCGGCGGCTGCCGCCAAGACCTTCATCTCGAAGTAATACCATCGGTTGGTGACGAGTCCGAGGCCCGCCGTCACCGCCAATTGCACGTCGCCCTTGTAGATCGCAAGATTGCCGCCATTCACCCAGCGGAGATTGATATTGCGATTCGCACCGTTGTAGAACGTCAGCAACTCGTGGCTCGTGCCGTTGAGCGTCCTGTATGCGAGGCCGACAACCAGCGTATTGTTCGTGGTCAAGTCGGGCGGCTGTAGATAGCAGTTGTCAATGACAAACTGCAAGCTGTAGCCGCCCCATCGCCCGGCTTGGAGCCGGAAGCCATTTTCCGATTGCACGGTGTACTTGCGCGCAAACACGCCGCTCGGGGTCGGCGCGCCGCCGACCGTCGTGCCGAACCCCTCGAAGCCTTCAATCCAAAGCAGTGCCATGATCTACCTCACTTAGGCCAGACGCAAGCCAAACTGTGCGTTGTTCAAGTCCGCCAGACTCCACGCCTCACCCGTCTCCGGGTTCGTCTCCATGATGCGGGACATCCCGGTGTAACTCGACGACCGGACTGGCGTGCTCTCCCCGTTGCTCTGCGTGCCGCCTTGCGGCTTTGCGGGAAGTTGCAGGCCCCACGGTACGCCGTCCGTCGTGGACATTGCGGCGGCGTTGATCTGAATGCCGACGACGCCGCCCGTGACGCCATCAGGATCGGTGAAGTTGTAAAGGTCCGTTGTTTCGCTGACAGCGGATTGCACGTAGTCCGCTGCGTCCGGGTTCACTTCATCGACGCAGGCGTAATTGTCGCCGGCCGATGGCGTCCAACCTGTGCTGTCACCGGCCGCATTCGGAAAGATGCCCACCACACGCTTGCGCCCCAAGAAGTCATTGTTGCGCACGCCGGTTGCGTCCATGATGCACACGTCGTCCACACGAACACACGCCGTGGAATTGACGCCACGGAACGAGACGTGATTGAAATAGGCCGCCGCACCAATGGCTTGGGTCCGTACATTGGTCAAAGTCAACCGTGTCACTTCATTGACCTTGACGACGACACTGCCCAATGTCTCGTGGCAGTAGGTTTTGATTTCAATGTGGAACCATTGATTCGCAACGATTCCAGCACCCGTCGTTGTGCCCAAAAGCGACGTGCCAAGGTACACCGACAACTCGCCGGTCGCAGTCGGAATCACGCCGATGCGCTGTGACACGTCATCCCACAAACCAATCATGGGGCCAAGCGAATTGCCCGCCTGCACGGAATTGAATCGGCAATTCAACCCGACAATCAAGGTCGCATCCGTTGTAGACAGCACGCGGGTGCGGATGTAGATGTCGTTGTCGGCCAGTTCCAGGCTGTAACCACCCCAGCGACCGTCACGCAGACGGTGATAGCCGCCGCCCGCGTAATACCCGTCCGTGTCATACTTCATGCCCACTTCGGCCCACTGATCCAACGTGCCAAACGTCTCGAAACCTTCAATCAATAGCAACATGGCTCGCCTCCGAAAGTGGCAAAGAAAGATCGACCGGGCCGAGAAGTTTCCTCCTCGGCCCGGTCGTGGCGAGGGAGTACACGTTAGGCGTTGACGGTATACGTCACCTTCAACTGGTCGTTGATGGCAACCGCGACCGTCCCGCTCGAAAACTGGGCCGCTGCCCAAAGGGTTCCACCGCCGGCCGCATCGCCCTTCGTCGAAGGCGTTGCACCGCCGCCGACCACCCCGAGGCCGTACACGCTGCCAGCGGCATTGATGTTGAACACCACCGGAGCCGCGTTGGTGATGGACTGGTTCGCCGGGGCACCTTCCGTCCACTCCTGCCGAGCGGCCTCGGTGTAGCCCTGGAACTCGGTCCAGCCGTTCGCGCCGTTGATCTGGGCGTAGGTGTCACCGGCTGCCAAAGCCGGCCCGCCCGCCCCGTTGACCAGCAGGATGTACCACGTTGCGACTTGGCCGTCCTGGTGGAACATCACGTTCAAGAGTTTGTTCTTACCCTCGTTCGTGATGGCGTTGCGAATGTCGTACTTGCCGATCAACTGGCCGTCGCGCCAGTGCTCGACTTGAAAGCGCCCACGGCACTGAAGCTGATCGGAAATCTGCGGAGCGGGGCGAACCAACTCGCAATCCGCTGCCTGAGCCAAACGAATCGTGTCGTTCATGTTGTCCTCGTTGTGAAAGAGATTACAAAGTTGACGTGCCACGCCGCAGTTCTCTACGGATTTCAGCAGCGATGGACCTACCAGTTTGGCGGCTTGATCCACCGCCGGTTACGTTCACGTTGATGTCACCGATGTTGGTGACACTGCCGCCGTCGTGGCGGTACACCGGACGTGTGCCGGCGTTCATTGCCATGAGTTGTGAAGCAAACCGCCTTGTCGAAGACGGGTTCATCACGAACTCCCCCGGAGCCAGCATGGCGGGAACCGTGTCAATCCCCACCGCACCGCCCGAGGCGAAGTGCCGAATCATGCCTCCGTGCGAAGCCGTCACACCCGTGCTCGGCGGCTGATAGGCATTCGCTGCCGCCACCAAACCCCACATCGCCGTCGTGGCGCTGTCGATCTGGCCCGTCAGACCGCTCATGTCCATCTGAGCGACTTGCTGCAAGGCCGTGCCGGTCATCTGTGCGCCTTGGTAAGCACCGTCCGTGGCCGTCTTCGTCTGCTGCACCGCTTGCGTGGCCCGCTGAATAGCGGCTTCCAAGTCACCGACACGCTGGCCGGCTTCGAGTGCGGGCACAAGGTTCTTCTGCACACCCTCTTCACCCTTGCGCACGGCGTCCGCTTGTTCCTTGATCTCCAAGGCACGTTGACGGAACTTGTCCAAGGCGGCCTTGCTCTCCGCACTGGGCTTGATCTCGTTCAAGTACGCCTGATACGCCTTCTCCAACTCCACGAAGTCGGCGTCGGTCGGCAGCGCGCCGGGCTGCGTGAACTTCATGGCCGCCTGCTTCATGCGTTCGGCTACGTCCTTCAAGGGCTGCTTGCTCATGTCCGTCCAAGCCGTCGCACCCCGCAAGCTGACATCTCGGTTGCGCGACACACCAAGCCACTTTTCCAAGTCCTGCACGGCGTCCGTCTTGAACTTGGCAAGGCTGTTGGACAACGCGGACAGATTCTTTTCCAACTCCGTGAAACTAATCTGCTGCTGGCGGGCCTGCATGAGCTTCTGTTCAAGGTGATTCAGCGCCTCCTCGGCCGACATCCCCTCGATCTCTTTCGCAAGTTTTGGGTCCATCGCCGTCGCCTTCTGGATCAGCACGCGAATCGGGCCAACACCCTCTTCCACTTGCTTTCGCAGATCGGCAAACGACGAGGGGATGGCATTGAACTTCTCAATGTCCATCTCGCTGACGCCGCCCTCCAAAGCCGCCGTCACACGCCGCTGCAACTGGTCAAACGCCAGCAAGTCGCCGACATCGACTTTCTGCCCGGCCATCGACAGGTCACGGAACTTGCCGATATTCTCCTTGAGCCGCGCTTCCTGTTCGGCCAGGGCCTTCGGGTCTTTGGCTCCCTTCTTGTCGAAGGCGTCCAGGTCTGTGAGGATGGACTTCATCAACGTCTTCATGTCATTGACACGAGACTTCTCAGCCGCCGCTTTCTGGGCCAGCTTCATGGCCTGATCGGCTTGAAGCTGCTGCAACTGCTTCTCAGCACCGATCTGCTGAGTCATCACATGCAGCACCGCCCGTTCGGCGTCTTCCTGCAACGACAGGTTGCCCGTGGACGAGGCAATCGACTCGGCTTCCTTGGCATGGGCCTCGGCCCGCTGGAACGCCGCCAACGCCGACTGAATCTCGTCCGGCGACTTGGCGTTCGCCAGCTTTTGAGCGGCCTCGGTCGCCAACTGCAAACCACGTCGGCGGAAGTTGTCCGCCTTCTCTTCGGCGTCAATGCCCTTCTGGGCGTACTTGAACCGAGCGTCCGCGTACTGGCTTTCCAGGGTCGCCACACGTCCTTGCGACTCTTGGACGGCCTTCATCGCCGCTTGGGCGGCATTCTGGTAGGCCGTCACGACCCGTTCCTGGGCCGAGATCATCGACTCCATGACGTTGCGGGCGCTGTTGATCGTTTCCGTGTTCTTGATCTTCAGGTCGTCCAACACCTTGAAGTAGTCACGGCGAATCGACGCCGCTTGATCGACCCAGTGGCTCTGCCTTGCGCGGGCCTCCATCTGAGCCGTTTCTTTCCAAGCTGCGATCTTCTTTTGCTCGTCCTGCAACGTCTTCAACGTCGCTTCGTGCCGTGCGTCTGACTCCTTGTTGATGTTGTTGATGGCCTGCATCGTCTGGTAGGTGTAGGCACCGACCGTCAATGCGGTGATGGCGGTAATCGCCAGCAAGGCCGCGCCGATTGGCCCGAGAGACAAGTGGACCAACGCGAAGCCGGCCGCCAACGCCGTCAAAGCAACCGCACAGGGGACGGCCGCCGCCGCAATCGCCGTGATAGCCGCCGCGACATTCTCCGCACCGCCGGCAAACTGCATGATCTGGTTCAAGATCGACAGCATCGCCTGTCCGAAATCTTGCGTCAGGCTGACCTTGAGGGCGTTGATTTCCTTGGTGAAGCGTTCGGCGTCTGTGTTGCGAAACTCGTCGAGAAGTTTCTGCAACCCCTCGGGAGATGCGCCCTGCATCGCCTCCATTGCTTCCGCATACTTCTTGGCACCTTCCTCACTGCTCAAACGCAACTCAGCCGTCAAGGCACGCACGTTGCGCACCGACTTGGCGATCTCGGCACCCATGCCGTCTGCTTGATCGGCGATGGCTTGCAACGCCCCTTGGAAGCCCTTGGCCGCGATAAGCTGCTGCGGGTCCGAGAAGCCCATGCTACGCATGGTCTTCGCCATGTCTTCAGACGGCTTGATGAACGCCGTCATGGCACCACGCAAAGCCGTGGCCGTCTTGTGCGCGTCCATGCCGCCAATCGTCATGGCGACAAACGCCGAATTCAACTCGTTGGTTGTGACGCCCAACTCCTGGGCAATAGGAACCAACTGACCATAGACCTGGACCAACTCGTCCGCCCGAACGTGGCCCAACTTGATCGTCTGAATGAACTTGGCGGCCTCTGACGCCGCTTGCGCACTGCCCATGCCGTAAGCATTGAGCGTGCCGGTCAGCAACGTCACCGCTTGGCCGAAGTCCGTGACGCCGACTTTCGCCAGCATCATGGCGGCGTTCATAATGTTCGTGCGGTCAGTCACCGAAGTGAACTGGTCAGAAATCGTCTCGTACAACCCGGCTTGCACCTGCGGCATCGGGATGTTCGACATCTTCGAGAACCGCGCGACTTCCGCCTCCAACAGCTTCATGGGGGTCGCCATGCCGGACCCCATCTGCGCGATCCCATTCTTGACCGCCTCACCCACACGCGGAGCAATCGACTGGATTTCCGCCAGCTTCACTTGAAACTCGACGGCCGAACTCACGGCGTCCTTCAAGGCATCGCGGATCATCGACATGGCACGCACGATGGTCTGCGTCATTACGACGCGAGAGATCGTGTTCCAACTGACGATCAGGTGGTCGCCCTGCTTTTTGGCACCGGCCGTGGCGTTTGCCGCCTGATTCATGGCGGTCGTGGCCTTCTGGCCCGCTTGCTGCGCAGCAGTACCCACGGCTGCCATCGAGGCAGCCGCTTGCTGGGCAGAGGATTGCACGCCGGGAGGAAGCCAGAGTTTAGAGCCTTGATTGGCCGCAGGAGCGGCCGGCGTGGACGGGACTCCCATCTTCTGAGAGGCCGACGCAAGACGGCCGGCGGCACTCGCCAGCCCCTTCATCGTTTCAAGAGCGGCAGCGGCCCGGCCGTTGAAGCCGTCAATCGCCGCGCCAAACGTGCCAAACGCAGACCCCGTGTTCTGCAACGCACGGTCCAGGTTGCTCAGCGCCGTCAAGGCACCGTCAACACTGAAGCCGAGGGTATTGAGGATTTCTTCGGCCATGCGAGCACCTATCGTTTGACGGGGTAAGACTTCACGAAGGGAGCAACGCGCGGCAGTTCCACTGTCTCGGCGAACTTCTTGAACGCTTCCGCGCCCTTGGCTTGGAAGTTGTAGGGGCCTTCCTTGAGCACCCGGTAGAACAACGTGGGATCAGGCTCGACGTTGGCGTTGTGATATTCGTTCCAGATCAGCCAAGGGAGCGTGGTCCCGTAGATGAACACGTAGCGACCCTTCGCCTTGTCGTGTTCCACCTTGCCCGTGCTTTGCGACAAGCCTTCACCGCGACGGTCGATGCGGCTGGTGAACAGGCCGTGTGCCCAGTTGCCCGAGGCAGGGGCGACCGGAATGTTCATGCCGATCTGCATTCCCAGCTTGATAAACGTCGCTCGGCTCGCGCCGCTCCACACGGGGATTTCCATGAGTACGGCGTCCAACCACTCCATGACCGCCTGCGCCACCGCCTCACGCATGGACTTGTCCAACTCGTTGCGGTAGCGGTCCACGTTGATTCGTGGGATGTTGAACTTGTACGTGAACTTCATCGGTCAGACTCCGAACGTCATTTCTTCTTACCGCCGCGCGGGGGCTTCCCTGCCCCAAGCAATTGAGCCTCCCGCTCCTGCTCGTCGTAAGTCGCGGTCTGGTCATAGGCGACGATGAGGGCCTGGGTTTCAAGGCCGCATTCGTCCCAAGACGGCTTGACGCCCGGCGGCCGGATGCCTAGACGCTCGCAGGCGTGCCAGATTGCGAACTCGCCGGTTCGGAAGCTGGGCCAGAGAACTCGGGCGGCATGGGAGCCTGACCACGAAGAAAAACCTCGCGGGCCTTCGCCAGCTTGGCTTCATCCAGGCTGTTGGCTTCCAGCACGAGGCCGAGCACGCGGTTGGCCTCGATCTGCGTCAGGCCACCTTCCACCAAGTCCTTGTCCCAGTTGGCCCAGGTCCGTGGGTCTTCCAGCCGCACGGTGTCCCACTCGATCTCGGTCGGAGCCAGAGAGCGGGTCACGATGTACCCCAGCCGCTTCTTGCCCCACTCGCCGACGACCTGTTGGAAAGTCGGGTCGTTTTCGTTGGGCACCCAGCCGTCACGGGTCATTTTCCCCGGAGGCTTGGGCAGCGGGCACAGGGCGTTGAACTCTTCCATGTCCTTCAGGCCCACGGCCTTGAAGACGATGTTCTGCTCTCCGCGCGGAAGGACCAGGATCACTTCGCTACA